GTTCCTACAGAAACTTCTGCCCATGCAATGATATTAGGGGTAGCCGCGGTAATTGTCAACCCTATGCCAGTAGGAATTACTACCGCAGAACCTACTACGGTTGTTTGACCCGCGGTAAGGGATGCGGAAACACCTGTTACATCATAAGAAGATACGGGTACTATATCTTCTGTAACAACAGTTAATGTAACCCCTGTAAGAGTTACTATTGCAGTACCTGATTGATCCTCATCTCCTAATGTTAAAGTAGCGGAAACACCCGTCACTGAAACTTCTGTTAATAACCCTGCCTCAGCCTCTCCAATGCTCACAGAAGAGCCTATTCCAGTTAAGGAGACATTTGCATGCCCTACTACAAAAACATTTTCTAAAACAGTTTGAATTAAGAAGCTGTGTGCAATTTCGTTATCAGAAGTACCTGATGTTCCAACGGGTGTAATAGCTGTATCTAATTCAAGTCCTTCTATGACTTGTGTATAATCAGTAAATGCATTTTCATTTCCAGATATAACAGATAAAGATAATCCATTAACTCCACCTCCAATAGCAGAATAATTAACTCCCCATCCTAAGTTACCCCAGGTATCTCTACCCCAACCAGAACCAATTAAATAAGAGGGATCAATAGTAGATTGACCTGTAGTAGTTGATAATAGGATTGATGTAGGAGTTACAATTGCGTTAGCTTCCGTTCCTTCGTCTCCTATAGACATCTGTAAAGAAAGCCCTTCAGGGAAAGCCTCAGCATCAATTCTAGAGGTAGATTGACCTGCCCTTGATTGTAGGAATGTTCCTATGACATCTACTTCCGCAGAAATAGATAAAGTAACATTATTTATAAAGGTACTTAATTCCTGTCCAGATAATAGAACATCTCCTTTTATACCCCAGGCTCCGTAGCCCCAAAGTTGAGCTCCCCATCCATCATCTATGATTTCTTCAAGGGATTCACCTAAATTAACGGATAAAGAAAGACCAGTGATTTCTATTTTTTGTTCGGTCTCAAGGGTAATAGTACCAATGCTTGAAGATGAACTTACACCAGAGGTAAGAAGTACGGTAGAGTTATTTTGCTCTCCGTAGTCTCCTACGCCCCAGGTGAGTTCATTCCAAGCATTAGCCATTCCATATTATTTCTGCATTACGATATTCTGATAATAGCTTGAGTATCATTTGCAGCAGGGAACTGAATTGTAAAAGTTCCAGATGTTGCAGTTTTATCTCCAGCGAAATCTAAAACACAAACAGATGGATCACCTGCCTGCGTATCGTTATAAATTAATGCTCCTGCAGCTGTTAGAGTAACTCCAGTAAATGATAAATCAGTAAAGTCAACGAAAGCAGTTGTTCCGTTTACAGATACCAAAGCAGTAACTAATGCTCCGCCGCCTGCTGCGTATTGTCCTGTGTCTGGTACTTGTCCAGCAGTACCCACTGCATAGGAAGTAGTGTCTGCTCCAATAGTTGCAGCTGATGTATATAGTGCTAGTTTAAAAGTATTTCCCGCACCTGCTGCGAAAACTTGTGTTCCTTGTAACAAATCTTCTTTAAAAGAATTTGTGATTGCGTTTGCCGTAATAGCCATTTTATTTCTCCTTAATTAATTTTATGGTGATGGAGACTCTACTTTAATTCGAGGCACCCCATTGTCATATTCACCTCTGCGTCTTCGACCCATTTGTTGAACCGCAAAAGCTTGTACTTCTTCATCATACTTGCTTTTGTATAAATTGTACATATCTTGAGGCCCTTTTAGATAAGAAAAAGCTTCTACTAACACACCATATAATAACAAGTGTTGTTGGTTTTGAGGTAAGTAAGTATTATTAGTAGCTGTAAAATGAGGGGGATACGTAATATAGTTTAATTGGACCGTGTAGGCCTGATCTGGAGTAGGTGCTACTAAAAATGTATTTTCGTCCCAATTGGAATAATATTTAGGTAATCCTGTGGCCCCATTATTATTATACTCTGATATAAAGCTGGTATCTCTTTTTTCTAAGAAAGTTATATTTCCACTGGTTTCAATCACTTCTATAGATCTAATAACAATCTCGTCTCCTGGTCTGTTTAAATATCGTTGTCCCAATACAAAAGCAGTAGTAGCATATTTTCTTAAATCATCATAATCTACTTTACCTGAAACATCTAACTCTATATTACTGATAAATTGATCTAACAAGGAGTCCGTTAATACCGTATCTGCTACTTCGGTGTAGTTTCGTACTTGAGTTAAAAAGTTTGCATAAGTTATAGCCATATTATGAAATTACGATTGTAACCCTCCCTATTATAGGGGTTAGTTGTCTTCTTGAGTTTTGTAAACTAGGGTTTAAAGGTTTCATACCATCAGATCCCCATGAAAAATCTCCTGGTAAACTTAAATCAGCCACCGTAAACATACTTCCTCCAGACTGCTCCGTAAAGGTTTGAGGTCTAGCATTTTGTAATCCTTGAGGATCCGCCCCAATGTTTCTTGGATTTAATTGCGGCGATTTAGGTTCATATTCAGATATATGTACTAAAGAACCGTTCCATTCCTTAACCATTTCTACATAAGGAAAAGCTTGACCCGAACGGTCGGATATAGACAAGGATCTTTTACCTCTCGCAAAAGTACCCATTATATCCCGTCTCCAAAATAAGCCATAGGAGAGATATAAGAAGAGGTTCTTTGACTATCTTCTTGTAATGCTCTTAATAATTCCTCTTCATATATTTGTTTTAATAAAGGAATTCTATCAGGAGCTTTTACAGGGGCTAAATAATAAGCAAGTCCTGCACACATAGCTGGTAAAAAACGATAAACTACGTTTGGATCGTTGGTGTAAGATCCAGCATCTTCAATTCGGTTGATGGAATAATATTTTAAATGAGTGTACGTAGTTACATCTGGAGTTAGATATAAAAAAATCTTAGGTGTAGTCTGTCTTTCTACATAATATTGAGAAGGCATTCCTTGAGAACCCTTATTAGGTAAAGCCGCGTAGGTAGATCTGTCTATTTTAGTTAAGCTAATATCATTAGTATTAGTAGTGGGTGTTCCAGAACTACTGGTGATGTAGGCTTCTAATACGTCACTACACGCCGCAGTTACATCATAGTTTGCTTGACCCAACACTAATGGAATTTGATTAAGACTAACCTTCCAAAGATGAACTCCTCTATTTCCCCATTCGGAAAATAATAAATTTAATTTTCTTCTAGCAGATCGTAAATCATATCCTGAATTAGTCTGAATCCCACATCGTTCGTAAGCTTCTTCTATAATTTCATCAATACTGAGATTAAAGGATGTAGTTCCTGAAGTAGCCATCTTACTCCTCTATTAAATTTTTAACGTAATCTTGATAGTTACTATCTGCAAAGCCTCCTGTAGCTATTACAACATTATCTTGGTTGATAGTGGTGTACCCTCCATCTTTTTTACCCCCACCAAATTGAAACCTAGCTCCGATATTATAAGACTGTCCTCCAACACTACTTTTAGAAGCACCTGCAAAAAAATTACTTCCTCCTGGAGTAGTTAAACTTCCTTCTATTCCTTTAGTTGTTTGAGTAGGTATCTGTGATATATTATCGTAAGTATTATCTGTTTTATAAATTTTCCCTTGTACCCTACCAAAATCAAAACCCTTTCCCGCTCCTATTGATTTACGAACCATGGTTTGTTTAGGTTCCATCATACCGTCCCCGATTGTTTGCACAGACATTTCTGGACTAACATAAAAACTTTTGTCCAACTCTTGAGGACTCTGCACAGAATCAGACCTAACCGTACTTAAAGCGCCTCCCCCAAACTTTTTAATTTTTTTCATTTTTTTTACATCCACAGTCATGCTTACATACACAAGGTATAATACTAAATATCTTGCATATAATTTTTCTTGGTAAGCTTAGTATTTTTTTAAATAAATCTTTGTAATTCATTATTCTTCTACCACTTTCATTGAAGGATTTTTATAATCCTTTATTTTTAAATTCTTTAATTGACCTCTATCTTTAAGACCCCCTGAAAAAATTTGTTTCTTTTTGTAATGAGCAAGGATATCAGGTTTAATCATGCGAATAGCTTTTCTTCCCCCCATTCCCAATATTTTAGCAAGTAATCCCATAGATGCTTTGACTGGTTTATTTTTATAAACACCCATTAGAATACTCCTTGGAATTTAGTTCCTTTAATAGCTGCGCCTGTCCCTCTCATAACATTAACGTTATTTTCAGGTCCTTGAGCTTCTCCGCCGTGCTTCATTTTTTGCGTAGAGTCTCTAGCTTTCAATTGTTTTTCTTTTTCTTCCTCTTCTTTGTTATACTTATCAGCTAAAAGTCTAGGGACTAAGCCTAAATTACCACCAATATCTCTAACTGTTTGAGAGTTTTTAAAGGCATCTACTGCTACCCCCATAAGACCCATACCAAGTTTTGCTTTTATTATCTTTTTTTTCATATATTTAGTCTCTTTTTTTCGCGGCCGCCTTGAGAGTGATATTTCTCTCCTTTTTTCGGTTGTACAACTTCTTCGACTGTACCACTTTTGGAGTAAATAGTCTATTACTTAGATTTTTTGCTATAGGGTTTGAATTTTTTACCATGGATTTGTCTAATAACTTTTTTAAGCCTTCTTAGGTCTTTACTGCCCAGTCCAGGCTCCAGTTGTTTA